GGCATGAAAGTCAAAATCATGAAGGTTGACAGCGGTGACATGCGCGGTGTTATGGATGAGTTGCTCGGACATGGCAGTCCAAAAATAATGGATTATTAAGATGCCATCGACTGCTGCTAGCTTTGGGAATAAGAAAAAGATAACTCGGAGAGCTTAATGGCTGCAAAAAAGCCGAAAAGAGATGCCTGTTATAAAAAGGTCAAAGCTCGCTACACAAAAGGTGGTGGGACTTGGCCATCAGCTTATGGGTCTGGGGCATTAGTAAAGTGCAGAAAAGTTGGCGCAAAGAACTGGGGCAACAAGAGTGGCAAAAAAAAGAAAAAGTAGCGGCAACAGCCTGAAAGACTGGTTTGGCCAGAACAAAGGCAAAGGTTGGGTCAACTGCAAAACAGGTGGTGCGTGCGGTCGCAAGTCTAAAAAAGCTGGTGGTGCGTATCCAGCATGCCGCCCAACAATGGCACAATGCAAATCAAAAGCTGGCAAAGCAGCAACCAAAAGGAAAACATCAGCCAAGCCTGTAAATTGGAAAAAGAAAAAAGGAAAGAAGTAATGGGAAAAGGTTTAAAGCATTATTTTAAAAACGGCAAAGAGCACAAAGGTGCTACCCACAAAGACGCCAAAGGCAGAGTGATGTCTGGCAAAACGCACACAGACTCAAGCAAGTTTTTAGTCCACATGAAAGACTTGTCTGATAAAGCCAAGAAAGTTGCCAGAGCATAATGGCTGAGTATAAAGGACGCAAAGTAACTCTTAACAAGCCTAGGCGAATCGCAAAAGGCGAAACGTCTTATGGCAAGAAGAAGTCAGCTGTTTATGTAATGGATGGTGACAGAGTTAAGCGTGTTACTTTTGGCGACCCGAATATGCGTATTAAGAAAAATCAAAAAGGTCGCAGGAGCAACTTCCGCTCCCGTCACAATTGTGACACTCCTGGACCAAAAACAAAGGCACGATATTGGTCGTGTAAGGCATGGTAATATGGCCGCACTGAGCAAGCTAGTGAAACCAATTACCAATAATGTATCAGACTTTTTAAAAAGCCTTTCTGATAAATATGTATATCACTCTGGGTCTTTTAAAGATGAAGGGTCTTTTAAAAGTGTTGCTGAAAAAGGTCTTGTTCCATCAGAGGGAAAAGACAGCTCTGGAGTTTATATGGCTTATAGTCCTGATGGAACTTACTATCACGTTTCACCAGAAGAAGCTACAACTTTCAGAGCACCCATAAGCCCTATACTTGAAGACTATGGCCTTTATAAAGACACCCCATCAGGAGTTCAATATGATGCTGAAGAGCTTATTGTTCCTGGAGCTGTTAGGCCAGATCTTTTAGAAGTTAAAGTTGGAGATAGGTACTTCCCAGTATCACAAGTTAATGAGGTTGTTCAAAAAGTTGGGCTTCCAACAGCAAAACAATTAATCGGGAATGTTGATTGATGGCCAAAGCAGCAATTAAAAAAGTAGCTAATGCAGAGATCCGCGCAGCAAAGAGCTTCCTTGAGAAGCGAGGCATAAAGTCTGATGAGGTCAGCCCACGCAAGTTTGCCAAAGCTGCAAAAGAGCTAGACAAAGGCTTTCAAGAAACATTAAAGATACTCGCTCGTGAGTTATCAGGAGGTCAAGTGTAATGGCAAAACAATTACAATATATGGATGCCCTTGGCCCAACAATCGCAAAAGCAAGGTTTGCTGCTGAAGGTGGAGATGTTGCCGCTGAAGAAGCTCGGTTGATGAATCCTGATTATGTTGCTCCTGGAGTTATGGAGCAATCCACAGGCACACTTCAAGCATACACCCCAACCATGCGCGAGAATGCAGAGTCAAAAATAGCAGGTGCTCTTGAGAACATAGGCATGTCAAAGCAATCCGCAAGAGACTCAGCCATAGGTTTCACAGGCACAATGGACTCAAGCAGAGGTGGCTTGGGAGTTGGGGTTCTTGATTTTGCTGCACCATTCTCAATCCCAACAGCAGTTCAAGAAGCAGGTCGCGAAGTTAAGGCAATACGCAATGACCCTAATTCAAGCGGAACAGATTATATTTTTCCAGCACTAACAGTTGGTTTAAGCGTGGCAGAATCATTGCCTTTGGCCAAAGCAGCAACTGCACCACTCAAAGCCTTCATTAAGAACTTAGCTGCAAAATCAAAGCCTGTCGCAGAACCGTTGAAGCTGATGAAGCAAAGTCGTGGCTTAAAAACTTAGTGAAAGAATCAAAATGAGCAAGCTAGCAAAACTTATAAAAGAGCTTTCCCCAGACGCGATACGTTGGGCAGAGTCAGTTGCTGCTAAGCTCTCAGGCAAGCCAGAAGACTTTGTTCGCTATCCGACGACAACTGAGCAAGTAATATACAGGACAGGTGAAAAGCTCGCTAATCTTGAAAGGCTAGCTCCTCAGATGCTAGACATCTATGATGATAGAGCTTTGTATGAAGCATTAGATGAAGCCAAGAAAGGTCGCACTGATGTTGGGTTGATTGCTCCTGATACTTTCCGCAAGGCTGCAGCAGAGATAAATACAGACGACCCTTACATACGCGACATGGTTGCCAAAAAAGTTCAAAACTTACAAGACTTGCGCCAGTCTGGGATACGCTTCTCGGATGTTCCTTTTTTAGGATACCAAGAACCTTATCCTGGGGTAGCTCAAATTTTCTCTCATGAAGGTCGCCACAGATCCAGAGCACTCGCAGGTGAAGGCGAACCATTGCAACTTGTCAGGATGCGTCCTTATAGAGCATCTTATGAAGGGGAAACAAATGCCCCTCTTATGACGGAAATGGATCCGAACACCCAGATATACTCTGAAGTCAGCACAATGCAAGAAAACAGTGGCGGCAAGCCAATAGGTTCTCTTGGCGAGCTAATTAAATTTTTAGGACTTGGGGCTGTCGCAGTTCCTGGAGCACTGTCTCAGATGGGTGAAAAAGATGGCTAGTAAACTTGTAAGAGCTTTTGTTGAGAGTCTGGCGAAAAAGGTCTATATGACTCCTGAACAGGCAACTTCAACATATGCTCAAAAAGCAGCAAAGATAGTCAAAGAAGATCCTAGGTTTTTAAAACTTTACGATGAAGAAGATATCGGCAGTGCTATATATAGTTCAAGAACAGGAGAGGCTAATCTTGGCGTGATGGCTCCTGAGAAATTCCTCGAATTGGCTGCACAGATGCCCACTGATAAAAAAGGCTATGAGTTTATAAGAGAAACAATTGACCAGAAAAAATCAGATATAGCAGAAGGCACCCCAAGACAACAATTTACATTCCCTACTTTGGGCATGAGATTAAACCCCAAAGACAACTCTTTATTTGTCAACATGCATGATGGCAGACACATTAACACAGCAATGAAAGAGATGGGCTATCCAAAAGGACTTGTTGAGATTGTCCCTCAATACAAAACACCAAACCTAAAAACAATGTCCCCAGACACCCCAGTTTACAGTGAAGAATCATTTATTGATGACGTTGAGATTCCCAGCAAGCAAGTCGGGACTCTTGGCGAGCTTGTTAAATTCCTAGGATTAGGAGCTGTTGTTGCTCCTGGAGCTTTGTCACAGTTGACTGATAATCAAAAAGGAGATAAGGTTGCTGAATAGAGTTGGTTTTGCATCCTCGCTAACAAAGAGGATACAACACGAAAACAAACTTAAAAAGAAAGGAGCCAACAAGATGTATGGCAAGAAAAAGGGTAAAGGTGGAAAGAAAAAATAAAGACGCAACTGTCTTTGTCACAGGCGTTTCCATGTCAGGGAAGGTAAAAGATGACGACAATAGAGCTCCTGAAGGCGATCAAACGCAATCTGAGGGAGAAGCGATCGGCGATAGCCGAGAAGATGATTGAAGGTCGGGAGTCTGATTTTCAATCATACCAAAAGGACGTTGGCATTGCACAAGGATTAGAAGATGCTTGTGCAATAATCGACGAAACATTAAATCAAATTGATGAAGAGGATGCATAACATGTCTCATCCGCATGCAATATACACCGATGAAGAAAATAAAGCGACCATCGGTTCTCACCAACTTCCAATACCAATGAATTGGAAAGTCCTAGTCCAGCCCAATGAAACCAAAAAAGAGACCAAAGGTGGAATAATCCTGCCTTCAATCTCAAGAGACAATGAGAGTTATCTCACTGCTCATGGAACAATTGCAGCATTGGGCGAACTTGCTTATCATGATAGAGATACTGGCCAGCCTTGGAAGATGTCAACACGTCCACAGGTCGGCAATCGTATCACCTATGGAAAATACGCAGGTCAAAAAATTGTAGTTAATGGTGTTAGCTTCCTTATATTGAATGATGATGAGATTACATCCATTCTTCCTGAGGGTGCTGAGATTACTGGCTACTTACCAACTTGAGGTGAATAACATGGAAAACACCACCATGGCTGAAAAAGAACAGCTGGAAATTGTAGAAGAAGAAATCAAAGATGCCAAGCGAAGAGCTGGCGAAGAAGATTTTGAAATTGAAATAACTGACGAGCCAGAGGCTGATAATGAATTGGTCGCAAAGCAGGAACCAGAAAAAGAAGAGGATCCTGAGTATGGCGAGAAAGTTCAAAAAAGAATTAAGAAGCTTGTTGATCAAAGACGTGAGGCTGAATTAGAAGCCAAAAAACAGCAAGAGCAAAATGCTCAACTTGCAGCTCGTCTTGAGAGGCTTGAGAAAGGCTCCCAACATCAAGCTGAAAATGCATTCCACACTCGCTATGAGCAAACAAAATCTGCATTGGCCAAAGCCATTGAAGAAGGCGACACTCAGTCCCAACTTGATTTCTCAGAGCAAATGGCAGACATGCGTGCAGCTATGCGCATAGCTGAAATGCAAAAGCAAACAGCGCAACAGCAACGCACAGCATCACCAACAGTTGGTCGTGCTCAACAAGCTGCAGAAAACCCAGCACCTGCAAAGGCAATGTCTTGGTGGGAAAAGAATCGTTGGTTCAATTCTGCTGGTTATGAGCGAGAAACTGCTGCAGCTCGTGCAATTGATGTTCAATTGGATCTTGAAGGAAACGACAAGAATTCAGAAGAATATTACGATTTGTTAAATAATCGTTTACAAAAAATGTTTCCCGAGTTAAGCTCAGGAGGCGAAACAAATAAGCCTAGAGTAAAAAGCAGATCACCAGTTGCGCCAACTGCAGGCGGCTCTCAGGGTTATAAAGGGAATAGGGTTCGCATGTCACAAGACCAACTTAGGATGGCTAGAGAACTTGGTATTACTGATGAAAAAGGACTCAAAGCATATGAGGCCGAAATCAAAAGACAAGCAAGGAGCTAATCATGGCTGAGAAAAGAAATGTGCGTGCAAATGAATCCCGTTCAAATATCCGAGAAGATGAGGCTCGTCCTCAAGCTGCTTGGTCTCCACCGTCACTTTTGGATGCGCCTGAGGCTCGTTCAGGAATGACACAGAGGTGGGTTGCCACCTCTATTCAGGGTAAGGATACCCCAGACAACGTCTTCAAGCGTATGCGTGAAGGTTGGAATCCTCGCCCTGCTGATACTGTGAAAGATAAGAGATTCCCAACTATCAATCACGGCCAATGGGAAGGTTGCATTGGAATTGAAGGAATGCTGCTTTGTGAAATGCCTATTGAACAGCATAAGTCTATGAAAGACTATTATGCAAATAGGAATTACGAGCAGAACGAATCACTTTCAGGTGACCTAGATGCACTAAATCGTTCAGGTGGTCCAAGAGTTTATCAAACTCGCGAATCATCTGTTTCAAAAGGCCGCAGAGATCTTGCGGCTATGGAAGACTAAAAACTCGTGAAGGAGTGAAAAAATGGCAAATGTTGATGCTGCCTTTGGGTTCGTCCCAGTTCGCCACATGAGCGGTAATATTCCACGTGCAAATAAATACACCATTGCTTCTGGTTTAGCGGAGAATATCTTCACAGGTGATCTTGTTATTATTATTAATACAGGTCTTCTGACCCCGCACACAGCCACTGAAGTAAATAATATTGGTGTATTTGCAGGTGTTTCATATACCGCTGCAGATGGCTCTTATGTGTATAGCCAGTATTGGCCATCAGGCACAACTGCTACAAATATCGTAGCATATGTGTATGATGATCCATATACTGTTTATAAAGTTCAGTCAGCTGGAACTCCAGCCCAAACTAATATCGGCAACTGTGCTGATGTTGTTGCGGGTGCAGGTTCCACTACAACTGGTCAGTCAGGTTTTGAAATTTCAGGAACCATGGCTGCAGGTGCTGCAACTTGTAAAATTCTTAGTCTTTATGAGGCTCCTGATAATGCTTTCGGCGCAAACGCCATTATGGAAGTTATTATTAACGAGCACCTCTTAAAAGACTCAGCTGGTATATAGGAGGGTTTGAAAAATGGCTATGAATAGAGCACAATTTGCAAAAATGCTCGAGCCAGGATTGAACACTCTGTTCGGTCTTGAATACGACTCTTACCCAGCTGAATATGAGGCTGTGTTTGAATCAAATAGCTCAAATAAAGCATTTGAAGAAGACGTTTTGTTGACAGGCTTCGGTGCTGCTCCAACTAAAGATGAAGGTGCGTCAGTTTCTTACGACTCAGCTTCTCAGCAGTGGACAGCTCGTTACCAGCATGAAACTATTGCTTTGGCATTCTCAATCACTGAGGAAGCTGAAGAGGATGGTCTTTATGGGTCAATTGCTTCTCGTTACACAAAG